CGAGAGTTTCGCCGACTTTGTCCGCCGCCTACGCGGCCCCGACGCCTTCATCCGGGTGACTGTTCGCAAGGACGCGCCATGAGCCTTGCAGAGATCCCCTTTGGCCCACAGCCCAACGAACGCATCATCGCCCTTCTGCGCGAGACGTTGCGCGACGCCAAAGCGGGCAAAATCCAAGCCATCGGCGTCGCCGTCGCCTGCACCAGCGATGCGCCCGACGCCGATCTCGGCAGGACGACCGAGACGATCATGTCTTACACCGAGGGGTGGGCGCACTCGCTGGCGTGCGCCGTCAACGGGCTGGCGTTCAGATTGAACCATGAGCGTTATTCGCAAGGATGCGCGCTGCCCGATCCCAAGCTCACCGAGGAGGATGAATGACACTGCCCCCAATGCCCGACCGGATGAAGCTCCTCAAGCGCGACGAGCGCGGCTTCCCCGTGCCCTGGTTCGTCCATTGGGAGAACGACAAGCCCGACTTCCGCGTCATCAGCCCCGGCAAGCTCGGCATGGCCTACCGCAACGGGCGCTGCTGGATCTGCGGCGGCCAAATGGGCATGCATCGGATCTATGTGATCGGCCCGATGTGCGTCGTCAACCGCACCACCAGCGAGCCCGCGTCGCACCGCGACTGCGCCGAGTTCGCCGCCAAGGCCTGCCCGTTCCTGACCAAGCCCCGCATGCGCCGCAACGAGAAGGACCTGCCTGAGAACCGCTCCGTTCCCGGCATCCACCTCGACCGCAATCCCGGCTGCGTCGCCCTCTACGAGACGCGCACCGTCAAGACCGAGGGCGGCCTGTTCAAACTCGGCGAGCCCACCCGCATCGATTGGTGGGCCGAAGGCCGTCAGGCCACGCGCGACGAGGTCCTCGCCTCCATCGACAGCGGCTACCCGATCCTGATGGACATCGCCGTCAAGCACGACGGCCCCGACGGCGTTAAAGAGCTGACCCGCATGCGCGATGTCGCCATGCGCTACCTGCCAGCCGCCGCATGATGGCCCCGCGCCATGCGATGCGCCCGTCACACCAAGGTGATAAGCCCGAAGGCCTCCAATGGAGGAACCCCCCAATGGCACGCGCACAGATTGCACTGATCATCCCGCTCGGCGATGCGCCGGGCTACATCCCCGGCCTGCGCCCCGACCAGGGCCTGCCCGGCTCACCCAACTATCCCGACCAGGGCCTGCCGCCCGGCTCCCCAGGCTATCCCGACCAGGGCCTGCCCGGTTATCCCGGTCGCCCCGGTCATCCCATCGCCCCTGGAGGCCGCCCAATCGATCCCGGCTACGGCTGGGGCGGCGGCGAGTATCCAAGCACCGGCCCAGTGCGCCCAGGCCGCCCGGTCGACCCAAGCTGGGGCATCAACGAGGGCCGCCCCGATCAGGGCCTTCCTGGGCTTCCTCCTGGCCCGGCGCATCCTTGGGTCCCGCCGAGCGGCGAGGAGCTTCCGCCCCCGCCTGAGGACATCGCCGATCAGGTCGTGCTGGCGATCTGGAACCCCAGCTCGGCGAGCTGGACGGTGAAGACCGCGCCGCCGCTCCAGCCCACGCCGCACGCCTGAATGTGACCTTCGCCACCGACACGCAAACAAAGCCCAGCGACGCCGACGCGCCGCTGGTCATCCCCTACCGGCCGCGCCGCCACTTCCTGCCCCTGCACGCCTCGCAGAAGCGGTGGGTCTTCGCCTGCTGCCACCGCCGCGCGGGCAAGACGGTGGCCATCGCCAACCACCTGATCCGCGCCGCCTACCTCAACCCCAGGCAGTGGCCGCCGCCGCGCTACGGCTACGTCGGCCCGTCGTTCGAGCAGGCCAAGGATCTCGTCTGGTCGTACCTGAAGCAATACACCTCGACCATCGACGGCGTGCGCTTCCTGGAGGGGGAGTTGGCCATCGTCCTCCCCCACAACGGCGCGATCATCAAGCTCTACGGCGGCATGTCGGCCTACGAGAGGATGCGCGGCATGTACTTCGACGGCATCGCCCTCGACGAATATCCGCTGCTGCAAAAGACCGTGTTCTCGACCGTCGTGCGCCCCGCGCTCGCCGACTACCGGGGCTGGGCCATCGTGTCGGGGACCTCGAATGGCGACGATCACTTCAACACCCTGCGCCTGCGCGCGATGCAGGACGAACGGTGGGACGTGTTCCTGATCCCCTTGTCGGAAACAGGCGAGGAGGCCTTGAGCTACGCCGAGGCGCACGAACTCACCCAGGACATGAGCCCCGACGAATACGCGCGCGAGATGGAGTGCAGCTTCGATGCGCCGGTCGAAGGCGCCTATTACGCCGAGGCCCTCAACGCCCTCACCCTGCAGGGCCGCGTGTGCGCAGTGCCGGTCGATCTCGCCGCGCCGGTCATCACCTCATGGGACCTCGGCGTGCACGACTATTGCTCGATCTGGTCGTGGCAGAACGTCGGCCGCGAGGTCCACTTCGTCGACTACGTCATGGGCGTCGGCAAGGGCCTCGACCACTGGGCCCAGCACCTCAGGACGAAGAAGGCGCAGGGCGGCTTCCACTACGCCTGCCACCTCCTGCCGCACGACATCGAGGCGCGCGAGATCTCCACCGCCAGGAGCCGCCGCAAGACGCTCGAGGAGCTGATCCCGAAGAGCGAGCCGATCATCACCGTGCCCCGCATCCGCTCCAAGGAGGACGGCATCCACGCCTCGCGCGCCATGCTCGGCTCGGCCTATTTCGACGCCGAGCATTGCAAGACCGGCCTCGCCATGCTGCGCGGCTACCACAAGAGCGCGATGGGCCAGCCGGTGCACGGGCCAGGGCCGCACTCACACGGGGCCGACGCCTTCCAGACCGCCGCCGTCGGCTTCCACCTCGTCACCGGCCTGAGCGCCAGTATGCTCAGGCGCGGCGCCATGCGGCGCAGGATCAGGGGCATCGTATGAGGCCGGTTGAAATCGACGCCCTCCGCGCCGAGAATGCGCGGCTGCGGGAGGCGCTGACGCGGGCTCGGCAGAGAATTTTCGACTGTAAGCATAATGCCATGTTCTGTAGCAAGGACACGGTCGTCGAACATGTAGCGGAATTGCTGCCATCCATCGACGACGCCCTCAAGGAAGCCACCACCGCTCCCGCTCCCAGTAATGCCCCTGGCCCCGCTCGCTCTTGAGCCACGCGGCCATCGGGGGCATTGTCTGACCGCCGACATGGCATGGCGGTGCGGGGCATGGCACAGCGGCGCCCGGCACGGCAAGGATCGGCAAGGCGCGGGGGAGCGGCGGCCTATTGGCCGCCGCTCCTGTTTCAGGGTAAGGTCGCCCGCATTCGGTCAGCTCCGAGGGACCGGCTTTCCGCCGGTTAGTCCTCCTCGGAGCGAGTTGGCCCATGGCCATCACCCATCGACTGTCAAAGACGCCAGAGTATCTGGTCTGGCGCAATATGCGGGATCGATGCCACAACCCGAACTATGTTCTGTTCAGATATTACGGCGCCAGGGGGATAACCGTCTGCGAGCGGTGGCGAAATAGTTTCGTCGCCTTCATCGAGGACATGGGACGGCGCCCCGATCCGTCGCTGACGGTGGAGCGCATCGACAACGCCAGGGGATACGAGCCGGGCAACTGCCGCTGGGCCACCAGGAAAGACCAAGCCAATAATCGAAGGCCACGGGGCGACCGCGTAACGCTCATGATCGATGGCTGCGCCTTGCCGCTGACCGAGATCGCAAGGCGATACGGCGTGCCGTATAAAACAATATACTGTCGTATGCGGCGCGGAGCCTCGCCAATGGAGGCGATCCATGGCCATTGATAGTGTAGAACGGATTTTCACGTTCAAAGGTGACGGCGGCACCCCAAACACATACGACCCCGGCGATCCAGATACTTATAAGCAATTTATACATGCGATGATCACCGATAGTCGTGATTATGAGAACTCTGTACTTGCTCCAAAGAGAGACGAAGCCCAAAAATACTATTATGGCATGCTGCCATCGATGGGCGGGACCGGCTACAGCGACACGCTGATCGTCGAAGACCCCAACGCCACTTACGAGGAGATCCTCGGCCCGACCGAGGGCCCATCGAAAAGCTCGTTCATCTCCACCGACGTGCGCGACGCCATCCTGATGATGCTGCCCTCCCTGGTGCGCATCTTCGCGGCGTCCGAGAACGTCGTCAGCCTCGTCCCCCGCGCCCCCCAGGACGACGCGATGGCCGAGCAGGCGACCAACTACGTCAACTATGTCTTCTGGCAGGACAACGCGGGGTTTTTGACCCTGTATGGCGCATTCAAAGATGCATTAACGGTGAAGACGGGCTTCGTGAAGTGGTGGACCGACAACACCAAGGCGGTGAAGCGCAAGCAATTCCAGAACATCACCATGGAACAGCTGCAGATGCTGATGTCCGAGGACCCGACCGCCAAGGTCGTGCCGGGCTCTCTGGTTCAAAATGAGCAGGGTGGCGTCGATGTCACCATCGAGGGCGCCGAGAACAAGCCGATCACCCGCGTCGAGGGCGTGCCGCCGGAAGAGATGCGCCTGGATCGCTATGCGAGAACCTTCGCCAAGTCCCGCCTCGTCGGCCACGAACGCATCGTTTCCATCGATGATCTGACCGCGATGGGCTACCCGCGCGATCTCGCCGCGAACTACCTGCAGAGCCAGGACGTTCACAACTTCACCATGGAGGCGATGATCCGCAATCCGGGGCGGGGCATGTCGACCCGCGTCGGCGACGGCGTCCTGTACGGCGAGTGGTACATCCGCGCCGACAGCGACGGCGATGGCGTGCCGGAGCTGCGCTACGTCTGCACCATGGGCGAAGACCACGCCATCGTGCGCGACGAGCCCGCCAACCGGATCAAGATCGCGCTCTTCAGCTGCGACCCCATCGCCCACACCCTGGTCGGCGACAGCATCGCCGACCTCACCATCGACATTCAGAGGATCAAAACCAACATGACGCGGGGCGTCCTCGACAGCCTCGCCGAAAGCATCAACCCGAAGACCGTGGTCAACGAACTGGTCACCAATCTCGACGACGCGCTCAACGACGACCTGGGCGCGGTGATCAGGACCAGGGGCGATCCCTCGGCCGCCGTGCAGTTCGCCACCACCCCGTTCGTCGGCCAGCAGGCCCTGCCGGTCCTCGAATACCTGGACGGCGTCCAGCAGCGCCGCACCGGCCTCTCCGACGCGGCGCGCGGCCTCGATCCGAAGGCCCTGCAGTCAAGCACCATGATCGGCGTCGAGGCGGTCATCAACGGTCAGCAGGAGCGCACCGAATTGGTGGCGCGGGTCCTCGCCGAGACGGGCTTCCGCGACCTGTTCCACGGCCTGTTCAACGAGATCGTCGAGAACGAGAACCAGAGCCGCACGCTGCGCATCAACGGCTCCTGGCAGACCTACCACACCTCGATGTTCGACGCCGACATGACGGTCGAGGTCAACCCGACGCTCGGCAAGGGCTCGGACACGGTGCGGATGATGACGCTGCAGCAGATCAAGCAGGACCAGGCGATGGTGTTCCAGCAATTCGGGCCGCAGAACCCGGTCGTCGGCATCCCTGAAATGCTCAACACGATCACCGACATGCTGGAGATCGCCAACATCAAAAACGTGTCGAGGTACTTCAAGACGCCGCCGCCGCAGGTCATCCAGCAGATGCAGAGCGCGCCGAAGGAACCCGACGCGATGACCATCGCCGCGATGGCCAACAACGAGCGGGTCAAGATGCAGACCGCCAAGTCCATCGGCGACCAGCAGTTCAACGCCCAGAAGCAGGCCCAGGACGAGGCCTTCCGGCGCGACAAGCTCGCCCAGCAGCAGGCCTACGAGGCCGAGAAGATCCGGGTCCAGGAGACGCAGCTCGCCCTCGACCATCAGGTCGACATGGCCAACGTCGTCGTCGACATGGCCAAGGCGACCACGCCCGACGCCCCGTCGACCGGCGGGGAGACGCCACAATGATGCTGCGAGGGCCGAGGGATTGGGGGCTGGTGACGGGGTCCGACGAGGCTTGGGGTTGGGTCATCTTCTCGATCCCCTGGCGTGGAAGGCGGTTTGGATTGATCGTTCTGACCGACGGGCGGTGGTTCCTCGGCTCATTCAGGCGCGTGGCTTGCCCGAAGGGTAAAACCGAAGTATTCATCTAAGCAACCTGCGAAGTTGTCACCGGGACAACTTGGTTGCCGATGGTCACATGTCGGCGCTGGGCAGCAGAGACAAGCTTGAAAACCTGAGCGAGCGGCGGGAACTCTCGGCCGCCGCCAAGGCGTTATTGAACGACAAGGCCTTCGCCCACGTCTACCGGCAGCTCCGGCAGCAGTGGTTCAACGAGCTGATGGACCTGCCGCACGCCAGCGTGAAGCAGGACGAACTGACCGCCCGCCTGCGGGCCCTCGATGTCATCCCCCTGGCGCTCGGCGCCATCCTCGACAATTACCGCATCGACGCCCAGCGGAGCGCCAGCCATGCCTCCTGACGGGATCGACGAGGCGCGCGAAGCGTTCGCGCAGGAAATCCCCCAAGCCACGCGGCAGCGCGATGTGTCGGGCCGCTTCGTCTCGACCGGCAAGCCGGAGGCGATCTTCCAGCCCCGCGAGATCGAAGGCGACGACCGGGGCGACACGCGCGACGGCGGGGCCGACCCCCGCTTGCTCGAACAGGAAAGGAAGGTCGCAGATGGCCGGTCTGAAGAAGGGGAGCCCGCTCAGAGGGCCCCGAAACGTGTTCCAGCCGCCGCCAACGATAATGACGACGCAGCCGAAGATCAGCCGCCAGAGCGGATCGGCGAAGGCGCCGACGATGCCGATCCAGACGGCGAAAAGCCCAACGCCGAAGGGGAGCCCGGCGAAGACCCCGATACCTCGCCCCGCTACAAGATCCAGGTAGACGGCGAAGAGCGCGAGGTCAGCCTCAACGAGGCGCTCAAGGGCTACCAGCGCGAGGAGACATTCAACACCCGCATGCGGCAGATGGTCGAGGTCGCCAAGACCATCGACGAGCGCGGCGCTCAGGCCCATCAAGCGCGCGACGCCTACATCCAGCTGTGCGCCAATCAGGAGCAGGAGTTCGCGGCGCTGATCCCCAAGGAGCCCGACTGGGAGGCTCTCTACAAGCAGGACCCGGCCGCCGCCCACACCCTCGAAAACAACTACCGGCACGTCTACGGCACGCTCAACGCCATCCGCCAGCGGCGGACCCAGGCGCAGCAGGAGGCCCACAACGACAACGCCCAGCGCAGCGCAGCTTACGCGCGGGCCGAGTTCGACAAGTTCCGGGCCAGGAACAAGCTCGCCAACCAGACCGAGGTCGACCACGCGATCAGCGGCATGCGGCGCACCGCAGCCAGCCACGGCTTCAGCGAGGACGAGATTTCGACCACCTACGACGAGCGCATGCTGTCGGTCCTGCACAAGGCCGCCAAGTACGACCGGATGGTCGCCAACAAACCCTTCCCGGTGCAGCCGGAGCGCGGCGGCGCGCTCCAGCCTGGATCGGCCCCCCGCGTCGGCAACGGCGCGGCGCGCACCATGAACGACGCCCAGAAGAGGCTCGCGTCCACCGGCCGCGTCGATGACGCCGCGCTGGTGATGGCCCAGTTCCTGAGGCCGCGACAATAAGTCCGGGTCAACCGGAGCCACCCGTCCAGTCTTAGGACTGGAGCCCATAGTCTAGACCTTCGGGCTAGAGCCAATTGCCCGCCACAATACCGGCGGCGATCCCTCATGCCCGAAAGGATCTACCCGTGCCCAAGGTCACGAACGCCTTCACTACCTACAACGCCCAAGCAAACCGCGAAGATCTCAGCAATGCGATCTATAACATCGACCCATTCGATACGCCGGTCATGTCGGCTATTCGACGGCGCAACGTAAAGAACCGGATCTTCGACTGGCAGACCGAGTTCCTGCCGCTCGTCAATCTTGCCAATGCCCAGGTTGAAGGGTTCTCGTTGAGCAACGGCCCGTCCCAGCCGACCATCCGCCGCAACAACGTGACCCAGATCTCCGAGCGCGACGCGACCGTGTCTGGCTCGCAGGAGGAGAGCGACGCGGCGGGCAAGGGGTCCGAAATGGCCCACCAAATGGCGCTCGCCGCCAAGGTGTTGAAGAGCGACATGGAGAGCATTCTCTGCTCCCGGCAGGCCCGCAACGACGGCAATGACACGGGGCCAACGGCGAGGACGACCGAGGCCTTCTCCCACTGGCTCGGCCGGGCCGTCGACAAGACCTCGACCGTCGCCGCTGCGGTCGCGCCCGGCACCGTCGTCACCGGCCTGCCGGTGGCCGCCACCGACGCCTTCGCGGCCATCGTCGCCGGGTCCCAGGTGACCATCACCGAGGCGATGCTCGGCGATGCGATGCAGCAGGCATACCAGAACGGCGGCTCGCCCACGATGTGGATCGTCCCGCCGGGCCCGAAGCGCACCATCTCGTCCTTCACCGGCCGCTCGACCTCCCAGGTCCTCGTGGGCAAGACCGAGGTGGTCAGCACCATCGATGTGATCGCCACCGACTTCGGCAGGATCAAGGTCGCGCCGTCGCGTTGGCTTGCCCCTGATGTCGGGCTCCTGATCGATCCCGACTATGCGGCGGTCGCGTTCTTCAGAGCATTTCGACAATTCCTTATGGCGCGCGTCGGTGATGCGGAAACTCGAATGATCGTGTGCGAATGGGGCGTCGAAATGCGCAATCCCCTCGCACATATCCTTTTCAACGGAATAAAGAAATAAGTTACGCATCTCAGCGTCGCAGGCATCCACAACTTGCGACGCTGCCGCCCTTCAAGTTGGAGCCGCTCGCAACCGTTTCTCGTCCGCAATCGCAAAGGCAAACCCAACGAGCATGCGTCTTCTCAACGTGCGAAAATCGAATGACGGTCAACCGGCCATAACGGTCGCCGACCATGTCCGAGGCTTTCCGCCCGACACGGCGTCGGTTGCCGTTCTGCTCGTCAATCGTCGCCCAGCGGCAATTGTCCGCCCCGTAGGGGCCATCGTTGTCGATGCGGTCGAGCGACATTCCCGGCGGCGGCTCGCCCATATCGGCGAGGAAGTTCTCAAATTTAAGCCAGCGGTCGCAGACCGCAATTCCCCGACCTCCGTACGCCTCATAGCCAGCGTCACTGGAGTTGCGGCACCGTTGCAGCATGGCCGTCCATCGCTTGTAGGCAGGCGTCCTCGACCTTCCATGCGTGCGGCGCAAATCGCCGACAATTGCCCTATGGAGACATCCGCAACTGGTTGTCTGCCCCATCCTCAGGGCATTGGCGCGGACGGGCTTTTCCGTTCCGCAATCGCAGCGGCACTGCCAAATAGCGCCGCTGTCCATATGGAGGAACTGAACGGCCACCAATCGACCAAATCGCTGGCCAGCGATATCCATAAAAGCGGGCATGACGGCCTCTCGGTAGGGCTGTTGCGTCAAGAGGCGGCTCGTCGTTTCAGCGGCGGGCCGTCTCGCTTTTCTACCATATTTTGTGGGCGTCTCCAATGACCGAGCGCCGCACGATCTACCGCAATGCGGATGGCGTGCGGCGCTCGCTCGTCACCGACGACGAGCGCCCCGAAGACTTCGCTGTCCACACCGAACAGGTCCTCGACGAGATCCTCGACAGCGTCGAGCGCGACCGCGCGATCATGCACCAAGAGCGCACGACCAATAAGCTTTTGGCCCGCATCCCCATCGAGGTCTACGAGCGCAGCGTCCATCAGCAGTGGGACGAGGCGGCCTGGGCCCGCTACCTCAACAGCTCCGAGGCCGCGCCGTTCCGCATCTGGCGGGGGCGCGTCTGATGGCCGAGAGCGATGACCGCGTCTTCTCTGACCTGCCCTCGATTGACGACGGCGCCATCGGCGGCGTGTGGGACGCTAACTTCGACCAGCCGCGCGTCACTGGCCACCGCAGCAACCATGCGCGCTGGAATGGCAAGTGGTTCGCGTCGAAGGACAGCGACCTGCACGACCTCGTCCAACGTCCGCACGGCTACATCGGCGACGCCTACGGCGAGCCCACCCGGCCCGACGTGGACGACAACATCGTCCTGCCCGGTCACGCCTACAACTGCCAATGCTCGCTCAGGCTCGTCTACGACATCCGCGAGGTGCCGAAGAAGTACCTGAGCCAACGCGGCCAGCGGGCGATCCGCGAGGGGTGGGTCTGATGAACGCTGCTGAATGGCGAGCCGTCCTCGTCAAGATCGCGCCGAAAGGCAAGCCGTGGATACTCGATGGCTTCGCCGACGCGCTGCCCGGCATCTGCGAGAAGTTCGACATCACCACCAAGAACCGGCAGGCGCATTTCATCGCCCAGTGCGCGCATGAGTGCGACCACTTCAAGACGACGCAGGAATACGCCTCCGGCGCCGCCTATAACGGACACAAAGACCTGGGCAACACTCAGCCCGGCGATGGCCCTCGGTTCAAGGGGCGGGGGCTGATCCAGCTCACCGGGCGGTTCAACTACACCGCCGCCGCCAAGGCGCTCGACAAGCCGTTCGTCGACCAGCCGGAACTGGTCGAGCGGTTCCCTGCCGCCGCCGACGTTTCAGCGTGGTTTTGGGACATCCACAAGCTCAACAGGCATGCCGACAACGACGACGTGCGCGCCGTGACCAAGATCATCAATGGCGGGTACAATGGCCTCGACAGTCGGGTCGCCTATTTGGCCTCGACCAAGAAGGCGCTCGCCTGATGGCCGACCTCATCATCCCGCCGCCGACCCCGAAGATGCTGGATTACCCGGCGTCGGCAGGCGTCGGGATCGCCATCGTGTTCACCACGATCTTGGTCATCGTCGCCAGCAAGTTCGACCCGACCATGGGCACGCTCACCATAAGCCTGTTGGTGGTGGTGGCGTTTCTCGGCGTCGCCACTTTCTGCATGTTCTTCACCGTGCCCAACGATGAAATCACCAGCGGCGTCATCGGTGGCCTGATTGCGGCCTTCGGCGCGGTCATCGCCCATTGGATCGGCCGAGGAAAGGAACCACCGAAATGAGCCCGCTTGGCATCGTTCTCGCCATCGTTCTCGTCCTGCTCTTGTTTGGAGGCCTGAGCGGCCCACAGCTCGGAGCCCCGTGGGGCTACGGCTACGGCTACGGCCACGGCGGCGTTGGGCTGATCGGCGTCATCCTGATCATCCTCGTCGTCCTGCTGCTCCTGGGAAGAATTTAGGCTGGCATGACCGACTTCTCCGACTTCAAAGCGCAGATCGCCGAGTGGTCCAACCGCCAGGACTGGTCCGACGCGCTCGTCACCTCGTTCGTGCGCATGGCCGAGAGCAAATTCAACCAGGAGCTGCGGGTGGCGCAGATGATCCAGATGGACGACGGGATCATCACCTCGCGCTGCGCGCAATTGCCCCCCGACTGGCTGGCGATGGACCTCGTCCGGGTCGAGAACGAGTGCGGCGCCGATGGCTTCCTGCCCGCCCGCTACAAGGCGAGAGACGAATTTTTCAACCAGCGCGACACGCACACCTGGATGTACTACACGCTGGTCGGCACGACGATGTACTTCGGCGGGGAGCCCGACCCGGTCGACGGCACGGAATACAAGCTCGCCTACTATGGCGAAGTCCCGGTCTTCTCCGACGCCCAGACGAGCTGGATCTACACCAAGCACCCGCAGCTCTACCTGTTCGCGGCGTTGATGCACTCCGGTCTGCACGCCGTCGGCGAGGAGCAGGGGGCCGCGAGCTTCAAGCAGCTCGCCGAGGACCAGATCCAGAAGCTCAACGCCGCCCATCTCGGCGCGAAGGCGAGCGGCTCGCGTGTCACCATGCCCCGCCATCGGAGCTTCGGATGACGCAGTGGACCCCTGACCCCTGCCTGGGCGACGCGGGCTGGAAGGGCCTCACCGTCTGCCGCAGGCCCTATGGTCGCGGCGCCTATGGACCGGGCCCGTACGGCCGGTGCGCCATCGTCGGCGGCGGCCTCTGGGGGCAGGAGATCGCGTGCGCGCCGTTCAGCCAGCAGGCGCCGCTCCCGCCCATGCCCTGGAGGCGGCGCGCGTGAGCGACACGTTCACGAAGAATTATAACTGGACGAAGCCCGATCCCGGCGCCAGCGATGACACTTGGGGCGATAAGCTCAACGTCGATCTCGACGCCATCGACGCGCAGCTCCGGACCGTCGAGGACGGCGTCATCGGGCCTGAAGGGCCGCCGGGACTGCCGGGGCCGCCGGGCGCGGCGGGGCCCCAGGGTCCAGCGGGCGCCGCAGGCCCGCAGGGCCCGCCTGGGCCGGTGCCTGAAGCGCCGAACACCAGCACCCGCTTCGGCCGCTACAATTCGATTTGGCAAGCCGACGCAATCCAGACCGACGCGCCGAGCGATGGCGGGACGTACGGGCGTCAGAACGGCGCCTGGAATGCGGCGCTGGCGATCACTGGCGGGACCCTCACCGGCAACCTGACGGTCAACCAAGTCCTAACCGTGCAGGGCGCCAACAGCATGGTGCTGAACGGCGCTGGCGGCAATCAACGCGCCATGCTCGGCCAGACATCGGGGATCACGCGCTGGCAACTGCAACTTGGCGATGGAACGGCTGAAGGGTTGGGCGCTGTCGGGTCGAACTTCTCTCTGACGGCGTACAATAATACCGGCTCTTTTCTCGGCAACTGGCTGACCATCGCGCGCGCCGACGGTTCAGCGGCGCTCAATGGCCCCGTGAACATGAACGCGGGCGCAGCGGTCAATGGCACGTTCGCGCTGCAGGGGCCGGGCTCGTTCATGCTTCCCGGCGGAACATCGGGGCAGGTGCTGTCGACCAATGGCGCGGGCGTGCTGTCGTGGGCGACGGCGGGCGGCGGCGGCGGGATCGCTGAGGCGCCTAACGACGGCACAGCCTATATGCGCTCGAATGCCGGATGGTCGTCTGGCGGCGTATTGAGCGGCACGCTCACTGTCGGGGTGGCGAGCGGCAGCGTCGACGCCCTGATCATTACGCCGGGTGCGGCTGCCAGCCTTCCGGCCAAGCTCGATACAAGCACGGCTGGCTCCGGTGTGCAGATCAGCGGCGCCTGGACGGCTTCCAAGAGCGGCGGCCAGGCCGTTCTGACGGCGCAGGGCAATGGTTCGATCATTGGCATTGGCCAAGGAGGCCCGAACTTTTTGCAATTCCAGAACCAGGGTGGCGGCTCTGTTCTGGAGGTCATGGATCAGGCCAGCGGCGGCGGCACTGCCTCGATTGGCAGTGCGGTGCGGATCCTCAACGCTCCGACTGGCAATCCGGCGACGGCGATTATTCAGACCAATGGAAGTTCAGTCAATCGCGGCATTCAGTTGCTTCCGGCTGGCACTGGAACAATTCAAGCTCCCACTGCGGCGCCGGGAACGAACACGACGCAGATTGCAACGACGGCTTTCGTTACGGCTGCAACCACGGCG